GTAAAGGTTCGCCAGTCGGGGTAGATCGCTCTTACGAGCAACCATTTCCCGTCAGACGATTTGAGCGGGCGCAGATCGCTGTCGAGCAGGAATGCGTACCCGCCTGACGGACTGGTAAGGTATTTACTGTTAACGACGAAAGTGAGCGTATCTGCCGCAAGTTCGTTACCGAATAGCGCGATGACTTGTTCGCATCTGCCGCTCATCAACAGGCCGTCTGTTCCGTAGCGCGCCGAGTTCCCGTGGAAGAAGGAGTTGCCGTATTGAATATAATTCACTCGTCATACCTCCTCGAATGCTATGGGCGTTGCGTCGTAGATATGCTCGCCGTTGTAACGGGTTGCGAATTTGACCTGCATCGCTACTGGCATTGCGGTAATAGACCGCGTCGCCATATCTGCCGTTTTTACGCTCGTGTATTCAAGCGCGACGGACTCGCGCTCCATTAACGCTATGAGCGTTTGCATTTGCGCTTTCGGCATCGGCATTAACAGAAAAGACGGGTTCCACTTTATCTTGATTAGATCAGGAATGGTCGTGCCATCTACCGCGTCGGCCTGCGCCTCGCCAATTACCTTTATCATATTCTCTTGAATATCGGTTTCCTGTTGGATGTAAGAAGAGAAATCCACGCCGTCTATAGTCAGCGTAAAGTTATTTGCAAACATATTCCCTCCTACTTAACGAATGCAGGCCCGCGTTGACTGCTTACGGTCTTGAGCGGATCATATAAGGCCCGCGCCGCAACCATTCCATCTAACACGAGGTTTATCTGCACGGGTTGCCTGCTTGTCTGATTGAAAGTGTTGTAGGTATTTGTGGTCGTTGTCAGGGGTTGCACCTGCGCCGCGCCGTTCTGCATCGTCAGCAATTCAGGCCCGCGCTCGCCTACTAAAGCAGAACCGTTCTGTAGTACGCCGCCGCCTGCGAGTGCAGGTATTGTCGAAATCTGACCTATATTGATGCCGAAAAACTTGCCGATACCCGAATTGTTAATCTTGGAGGTAAAGTTATTGACTGCCTCTATCGCCTTGTTTATAAAATCGATGACCGTGTTTATTTTTGCCTTTGCGGTATCAACAATTAACTCCCATATACCGACAAAGAAATCTCTTACGGCCTCGATGATACTTTTTACCTTGTCGATTGCGCTCTTTACGATATCCGCAATCTTGTCGAATACCTCTTTGACCTTATTCCAAACCGCGTCGAGTATGGGCTTTATTTTGTCCCAGTTGGCTATGATCGCGGCGACCAATGCCACAATACCCGCTATGATAAGTACAGTCGGGTTTGCCGCCGCGAACGAGGTAATAGCCGCGAACGCTGACTGGATTTGCGGAAGAAATCGCAGGAAACTCGAAACGGCTCCCGTAATATTACTGATTAACCCCGCTATAGGCGAAATAGACGCGACGATGCCCGCAATAATTGCCGCCGCACCGAGTACCTCGGGAGGTATATTCCCAATGATATTCAGCAGATTACTTAACGCTGTAACCACGCCCTCGATAATAGGGGAAAGGGCCTCTAACGCATTTGCCCCCGCTTTTGCAAAACTTGCAACGGCAGTCGCTTTCAGGCGGTCAATTTGATCGTTGACCTTGTTCATCGCGTCGAGCGTGTCCTGATCGAGAATGAGGCCGAGGTTTTCAGCCTCTTCGCCGAGTGCCTTTAACTGCGCACCGCCGTCGTCGATGATGCCCGCGAGTTGGTCTGCATTACGCCCGAATAACTCCATCGCGAGGGCATCGCGTTCGGTTTCGTTGCCGACGCGGGACAGGCCTTCGAGTACCTCATAAAAGACCGTAGACGAGTCACGCAACTGACCCGACGAGTCACGGACAGACACACCAATACGAGAAAAAGCCTCGGCAGATGCAGAACTGTCTGAAGCCATAGCGCGACGCAGTTTCGCCGTAGAGCCTGCGATATCGTCTACCGAAACATCGATCTCGTCAGCGGCGAATTTCATCTTTTGGAGATCCTCGGTACTGATGCCTGTTTGCTTTGAAAGCGTGTTCAGGTCATCCGCATACGCCGCAGACTTAACCGCCGCGCCCGCGATGGCGATACCAAGCCCCGCCGCCGCAGTAGAGAGGCCTCGGGTTGCCTTCGCTACGCTGTCGGCCTTTTGCGAAACCCCGTCGAGGCTCGCAGAAAGCAAGGCAGTTTTCGCGTTGAAGTCATCCTGCGCCTTGGTTGCCTTTTTGAGCGCGGCCTCGGTCTTGACGATTTCCCTTGTAAGGGCATCGTATTGCTCCTGACCGATTTTCTTGTTCGCGAGTTGCTCTGCCGCCTGCGCTTGCGCGTCCTTCAACTTGTCGAGTTTTTCTGAAGTTTCGGTAACGGCCTTCGCGAGCAGTTCCTGTTTCTGTCGCAGTAGGTCTACATTCGTAGGGTCGAGTTTAAGAGCGTAGTTGACCTCTCTCAACTCATCCTGCGTAGTGCGTATCTTCTTATTAACGCCCTCAAGGGCCTTACTTAATCCTGTAGTGTCACCACCAATTTGTATGGTGATGCCCTTTATATTGTCTTTGTTTGCCATTATCCAAACACCCTCGTGATATCTTCTTGAGTGGCTTCGTATGGGTATTCCTCGGTGTCGTTTGCCTGCTCCGCGATCATATCGTATACCATACCAATAGTCATATCTCGCAGAGCCTCATCGTTAAGGCCGAGTTCCGCACACCGTAACATAAAGATCGCGCCGTTAGACTGGCGCGTGGTGTTTCTTATTTTTTTTTAGGCACGGAAGTTGTCTTGCGCCCGTCGGCCCATAACTGCACGACTTCGCCTGCGGCCTGATAGACCGCAACAATATCGTCAATACTGGCGAGCCAGTCCTCTACATTGTCGCCTACATCCTCGCCGCCTTCTTTGAGCATCAACCAAGTAATGTTCTCGAGGACTTCGGTATTACAGGTAGCAGGGTCTTTCGCGTAGGCCTTGCGTAAGTTATCCATATCAACGATGAGATCTCTGCCGAAGGTATGGCGGTATTTGCGCGGGAGAAGGGCGTTGTTCTCAATCGTGCAGGGCTTGCCGAGGAAGTTGATAGTCTTTTTCATTGTTCTGCTCCTTATAAAAGAAAAGGCGGCACCCGTTTGTAGATGCCGCCGTGACAAATGCTATGCCGTGGTCGCGATAGTGACGCCATTGAACCAAGCGGCCCGCGTTGCGGTGCTTGTGGTGTCGGAAGTGCGGCCTTTGATTTTACCTAACTGGTAAGCAGGGCCGTTTACGAGCGGAAGGGCCTCGAAATCGAAACTCTGTGTAACGGGTTCGATGGTTTCCTCTACGGTCTGCGATCCTGCGGACGGTCTTGTGGTCGGTACGACGCGGTACAGAACATTGAGTTCTTCCTTTTCGTCGCCTTCTACCTGAAACAGCAGGGCAAACGCCTTCGGCGCGGTACCCGTAGCCTCATACAGAACGCCATCGCTTCCCAAGGTATCACCCCATACATCGGTCAGCATAGCGTCGGGAATAAGGGCCATTTCGAGCGTACCCGTGTAGCCGTTATTCGCGAAGGTCTTGTAATACGATACATTGTCGGCATAGAATGTTCCGTCACTCGCATTACTGTCGAGCGTCATCGACACAGCACCCTTAACAGCAACGGGAGTGGCCCAAGTGTTGTTGGTTTCTGCGTCGCCATCGGTCAGGACTGCGTAGTATACATTCTTCAAACCGAAACGAACTTTGTTCATTTAAGCCTCCTATATACTGAACACCGTTACCCAACAACGCTCGTCATCGAGGTATTCGGCATCCTTCGAGTAGTACAGGCCCGCGTTACGAAAAGCCTCCTCGAACAAGGCCTCCGTGTTAAAGTCGCGGGTCTTTGAATATAATTCGACCGAGAAATTCGGCCTGCTATAGTAGGTAATATTGTCTGCCGCGAACTCGGTTTCGCTGTTGCTGAAATAGCAAACAAACGGGAGCGCGGGACTTTCACCAATAGGCCATTCCCAGTATGTTACCTTGCCTTGAAAGCCGTTTATGCTCTCAAGTAGGTTTTTCATTTGTACTATGGTCATTCCAACGCCTCCCGTAGTTTCCTTTCGACTGCGCTGACCGCGTTGCGTTCTGCCTCCGTCCAATGCGGGAACGCTCTTGTGCGCCCGCCATTTACGGTAGCGTGACCGTACTCAAGTAAATGGGTCAGACGGTAGTGCGGTGACGCGGCATATATTACAGCACTTGTTTTTCGTGCGCCTTCATCCGTGGCTCTTTGCCGTATGGACTTCTTATACGCGCCCGTGCCTTTTATGCCTGATGTGCTTATATTGCTCCGCACTTCCTTCGCGGCCTGCTTCGATACCTCGCGGACTATCGTCTTTACATCTGCATCCACGATCTCGCTGTATTCGGCGAGGATCTCGTTTACCGCGTTGGCGAAGTCGTTAACTGGTACTGACTGTGCCATTACTGTCACCGACTTTCCATTCGAGGTACAACTCGATATCATCGTTCAGCGTTTGGTAAGTACGGTAGATGCCGAATGTTCTCGTCTTGCCGTTTATTTCCATCTGCACGGTCTTTTCGCCCTGATAGTCAGGAGCAAACATAACGAGCGTAAATTCGGGTTTGATGCCGAGTTCGCCCGCCGCCGACCATTCAGAACGGGAGATAGATGCCACGCGCCCATATACGAGCCGTTTGGACTGGTTTGGTATGTGCTGACCTATAGCATCTTGTGTGTATGTATCTGCCACAAGATAAAACGCAACGCTTCTGTCCATCGGTTAGGCCTCCCACTCGGTATAGCCGTCCATCGTTTTCAGTTGCGCGAGTTTCTCGTGGTAGATCGCTTCAAAGTCTTTCTTGTTGTCTGCATCGCCGAACTGCCATTTGCAGTAGCAGATAACCGCCGTCTGTACCTGCGAAGAGGTAGGCAAGCCCGTTTCGTCAAGATCGACGATAACATTGAGGCCTCTCATTTCTTCAATGCAGGCGTTAATTAACAGCAGTATTTCCGCATCAAACGCACTAGTAGTGACGCGCAGAGCCTTTTTCACGATTTCAAGCACGGTAGTTCTCCTTTTCTAAAGTGGAGGGCGGTGAAAGGAGGAACCGCCCGCTCCACATCAACAACGGCGAACGCCGATGCCTTCACTTTTTGTAAGCCTTATAAAAACCCTCGTCGAAGATACTCGCGCCGAAATGTCCGCATTTTATAGACGGGTCGCACCAAATCTTGTGACCGAGATCTCTTGCGCGAACACAAAACGCTACATCCTCGCCCGCGTGTACCATAGGCGTGAACCAAGTCTGATGGTTCAGCAGGATATCGAGGAGCAAGTTTTTCGAGGTATAGCAACAGCCAAACCCGCAACCCGCTACCTCAAATAACTCATCGGGGTAGTCTTCGTACCCTTCCCAATGCGCGTTATCTTCTACAGATAGATCGCGAAAAAGCACAGGCGTGAACGGAGGCCTGCGTCTGAAATACAATCCAGTCACAAACTCCCGCCCTGCCTGCGCGTGTGCGAGCATCTTGGTAAGAACATCGCGGTCGAACACCATATCGCTGTCGAGCCATAAAACGCCGTCGTAGTCGCCTGTAATACATTGCTTCGCGAGGGTGTTCCTGCTCTCGTACACGAGCGATCCAATAATGAACGCAACAGCGCACTCACCAACCTTGTCAAGCGTGGCGAGGCTTTGCGCGAAGGGTGCCGCGACCATATCCATACACGGCACAGCAATGAGGGTTTTCATAGGTCTGCTCTCCTTTGTTCTGCTCATAAAAAGGGCCGCCCGAACGGAGCAGAAACGAACGAGCGGCCTATATGCTCAACCCGTCAGGGTTTAAGCCTTGTTTACCTTAACGAAGGAGTTGGGAGCGACAACGCCGATGCCGACATACTGTCTGCCGAGGACGCGAATGAGATCCTGCGTCATCAGAGTGGTGTCGTCGAACTTGAAGTCGATGCCTTCACCCTCGGGGAAGTTCATCAGCGCGCCGTTACCGAGGTCGCCAACGATAATTACGGTATCGCCAGTAGATGCGGCAGTCAGAGCGGGAAGGTGGTTGCTGAATGCAACTGGCAGTCCTGCGAACGGGTCTACGGCATAGTTTTCGCCGATGGCATCAGCCTTCAGAGCGGCCCAAGTCTGTTTGTTCATAATAGCGACATTGTCGTTCGCGTCATCAGACAGAGAGCCGATGGCGACGGTGATTGTATCGCTACCGACGGATGCGGTGGAAACCACAGGTACGGCTACCTGCGTGGTGGTGCTGACGGTACCGCACGCGATAATCATATCGAGCAGGGTGTCTGCGGCCTTCTTTGCGATGCGGTAGGTGATTTCGTCATAGATATAGTTGAGGAACGCTTCGCCTCTCATACCCATAACTTCGTCAGACAGGGAAATCCACTTCTTGATGCTCTGCGGAACGAGGTTGACTACGCCAAGAACGAGGTTCTCTTCGGCTACGCCTGCCGCACCTTCGGTGTGGATGACTGCGCCGTCTGCGGAGATCTCGAAACCGACTTTCAGGTTACCCTTCAGGTAAGCCTTGCGCACTCTGCGGGTGATCTCATCTCTCTCCCACGCGGTCTTGACGATATCATAGACCAGTTCGGGAACGGGTACGGTGCCACCGCTTACATTCTCGGTCAGCAGGGCACGGCACTCGGTAGCATCGCCGCTCTTGATGTATTCGGCGAATGCGGAAATGTATTCCTTGGTATTTCTTACTTCGATGTTTGCCATATTTCTTTCCTCTTTCTGTTCGTTAACTACAGTAACGGGAACGGCGTCCTGCGCGATCTCCTGCGCGAACTTCCGTCTTTCGGCCTCGTTTGCCTTTCTGCGTTCGATTTCGGCTTCGATAGCCTTTTTTTCTTCCGCGAAGGCGGTCAGTTCTTCGAGGCTTCTCTCCTCGGTACCCTGCTCCTTAATTTCGGCGATGCGGGTTTCGAGGTCTTTCATTTCCATATTGGAGAAATCGAATTCCATTTGTGCCTCCTATAAGTTGATGATCTGCACCAACTTGCGTTTAGCGATAAGTTCTTCTTCGGCCCTCTGTCGCTCCGCTTTTGCCTCGGCGATGACTCCCTCGCCGTAGGTGCGGGCCGCTATGCTCGTGGCAGGGTTCGCGGGGAGCGAAACTGCCGACACATCAAATAATTTTTCAATCTTGCGAATTGTGCGAAGGATTGTAACTTCGCCCGTTTCGTTGTTTTCGTTTATCTCGCTACTGTCTTCGGCAACGATAAACCCGAAGGACATCCGCGTTGTGTAACCGCCTTTGATTTCTTCATAGAGTTGGCGACCGATTTCAGTACCACCTAACAGGGCGCGGGTCAACAGGCCCACATCGTCAGGCGTGCAGGACAGCGTTCCGTTGCTCATACGAGCGAAGACGCGGCCCTCGTGGTCATACTGCATAATTACATCGCTCATATCACAGCCCGTGAACGCTTCGCGATCTACCTGTTCGTAAACGCGATAATTGCCGTCGTGCCATAACTCGTATGGTTGATTGAAGGTTGTTGCGTAACCCTCCACGACTTTTTCGTCCGCGCCATCGGGTGCAATACGGATCTCCATATTTCGATATTCGCGACCGCCCGCGATCCGCTTTTCGATTAGTTCGTTATAGTCTTTCATTCCTGTACCTCACTTTCACCGAGGTTGTAGTATTCCCCGCGCACGGGCAACGAGTTGCCGATATCATCGGGTAGCGGCGCGAGGTTCCATATTTCGCGGATTTCGTTTCGCGTCATCAGGCCACGGTCTGCCATCTGCGCCGACACATTCAGTTTGTCTTGGTTGCTCATATACTGGAGCCTGTTTGAAGTCGCCGTGATGCGTGCGCCCAGTTCGCGTTCGCGCTGACTGAAAAGCATCTTGGTAACGACATCGCTGAACTGGATGCTGAACGGTTCAATCGCGCCCTCATAAAAGGCCGACCAACTGTCACCGATTGCGCGGTTCTGCATTACCTCTTCAGATACGCCGAAATAGTCCGCTACATTCTTTTCGATTAGTTTCATCTGCTCGGCATCTACGACAAACGGCTTGCTCTCGATCTGCTTAATGTCGTGGTAGGTATTAGGCCACAGCAGAACATCGCCTGCATCCGCAGAGCGGATATTCAACGCGGTAAACCTTTCCCGCTCGCGGGCGAGGTCGGCATCGTTGGAGAAGTTACCGAGCGTTGCCATAAAACGGAATGTAGCCGCAGACTTTACGCCTTCCTCGATGCCTTGGTTCTGTAGATCGATTAGTTCCATAGTCGGGTGCAGGGCCTTGTTACTCTCACCGAATAGATCGTTGCGGAACTGATATCTCGTCATAATGCCGACGCGGTGTAATTCGATTGCTACGCGCTGACCGTTATGAAACTCGATGCGTACCCAAGGAACGCCGCGCACTTCTACGATTTCTACATCGCGGTAATATAACGGGTAGATGCCCGTCGTTTCGCCGCCATCATCGATTACGGGCGCGATGATGAGGTTGTTCTGCATATCGAGTATTGTCGATGCCCTATACAGAAACTGACCCCAAGTCTGCCACTCATTCGGGCCGAGCCGTAACTTCGCCTGCACCGCCGGTTTCGCGCTCCCCGCTACATGGATTGACAG